CCTGCGCAACTATTACGACCGCTTACAGGCTATGCAGACCGTCGAGATGACGCCGGCGATGGCGCGCCTCGACGAGTGCCTGATCCGGAGCGCTCTCGGCTCTCGCGACCCGGACATCTACTACGAGTGGGCGCCTCTATGGGGCATGTCGGAGAAGGAAAAGGCTGACGTCTTCAAGACGAAGGCCGATGCTGCTCGGCAGCTGGTCGGAAGCGGTACGGGGCAGGAGATCATCCCGCGTGAAGCGGTGTCCGACGCTCTCGTCAATACCTTCATCGAAGACGGCTCGCTGCCCGGTCTCGATGCAGCGATCGAGGAGTACGGCAAGTTTTCTGAACAGGAGCCGGATGAGGAAGAGCGCGCCGCGGCAGCCACACAGGCATCTGCAGCAGTGAACCCGAGCGGCTGATCAAATGGTGGAGAAAATCACCAGGAAAAGACCGGCCCAGAACAAGGCCGACAACTCAGCCGCCAACAGGAAACCAAACGCGGTGTCGCTCATGAAATCCTCCGTAGGCAACCTCCATTGCCGAGAGGACTATAACGGACAGAAACCGGTCCCGCTACTCACTAAGACGCAAGTAGCGAGTAAACCAGGACGCAGACGGAACCCCAGAAGCCAACCATTACCAATGCCATCGCGGCAACCAAAACCTTCGTCACGACGAAACTCCACGACTGTTATGAACGTCCAGAACCTAGCCCGTGGCTGAAGTCTTGGTAACGGACCATGAAATTCACTGACTTAGCACCGATCGCGGGCACGCGGCGGACCGCCGACGGCTACCTTGTTGCTGACGTGCGCACCGCCCGCACTGGCATCCAGCTCTACGCCGGCCATGAGGTCGGCAAGCCGGAAATGGCAACCGTGAAGGTCTACCGGCCCGAGGATCAGGTCTTCGACAAGGCCAGCCTCGGCAGCTACGCGCACAAGCCGGTGACGAGCGACCATCCGGACGAGGCGGTGACGGCCGATAATTGGAAAGCCCTTTCCGTCGGCCAGATCGGCGACGAGGTTGCCCGCGACGGCGAATTCGTCCGCATCCCGCTCATCGTCATGGATGGCGCCACCATCGGTGAAATCGAGGGCGGCAAGCGCGAGCTCTCCGCCGGCTACACCTGCGATCTCGCATGGGAGCCGGGCACGACGCCGGCGGGCGAGAAGTACGACGCCATTCAGAAAGATATCCGGATCAACCACGTCGCTATCGTGCAGCGCGGCCGCGCCGGATCAGAAGCTCGCATCGGCGACGGTGCGGGGAAGTGGGGCGTGAGCCCCGTCAACACCCAGATAGCAGATGAAAGGATACCGAAGATGGATCTGCGAAAAATTCTGGTCGATGGGCTCACGGTCGAGACGACCGATCAGGGCGCACAGGCCATCACCAAGCTGCAGAAGGACCTTGAATCGTCCGCTGCAAAGTTCGTCGACGCTGAAAAGGCACATCAGACGGCTTTGGTCGCCAAGGATGCCGAGCTGGCGAAGAAGGATGCCGAGATTGATGCTCTGAAAGGCAAGATCCTTTCCGACGCCGACCTCGACAAGCGCGTCCAGGCCCGCGCCGATCTCATCACCAAGGCGCACGCGATCGCCAAGGACGTGAAGACCGAAGGCCTGTCCGATGCCGCCATCCGCAAGGCTGTCGTCGTAGCCATGCTCGGCGATGCTGCCGTCGCCGGCAAGTCGGAAGCCTACATTGACGCTCGCTTCGACATGCTCGTCGAGGATGCCAGCAAGAACGGCGCCGATCCCTTCCGCACAGTCGTGCAGCAGGGCCTTTCGCAGGTCAGCGACGCCGACAAGGTCGTGACCGACGCCTATTCCCAGATGGTCGCCGACATGAAGGCCGGCAAGACCTCTGCAGCGGCCAACTAAGGAGGCGCTTCAATGGCTACCTACCAGACCACCTATGGCGCGGCTCCCGCAAAGGGCCTTGCAGGCCAGATCGCTTCCGAAGAGAAGTGCAACAAGGTCAGCCGCACTGTCGAGACCGCGGCTGGCATCAAGTTCGGCGCTCCTGCTCAGCGCGGTGCCGGGGCTTATGGCGTTGCCATCCTGTCCACCGGCGACTTCCTCGGGCTAGCGGTGCTCAATCCCGCGGTACCGCCGAGCACCAGCAATCCCGATGCCTATCCGCAGTACTTCACCGGCGCCTTCATGACGATGGGCACGATGTACGTCACTGCGGGTGCAACGGTCGCTGCCGGTGACCCGGTCTACTACCTGACCGCCAGCGGCCGGTACACGAACGTTGCCAACGCCGGCGCCAACCCGGCTATCCCCGATGCCTTCTTCGAAGAAGCGGGCACCGACGGCGCCATCGTCCAGATCAGCCTTGGCTTGCGCCATCAGGCGTAACGCTTCGCGAAAGGAACCCTGAACTATGAACCAGATCATCCGTCAGGCCTTCGCTGATGCACAGGCCGCGTTCCCCTTCGTCATCGCGCAGGGGCGCAATATCGAAACCCGCATCTACCAGCGGCGTTATCCGACCTTCAATTACGGCGCACACGTGCCCGTTGTGACGGAAGGGAACGCCTGGGCGATCGGCACGACCTTCTTCACCGTTGATACCGCCGGCGAGGCTAAGTTCCTCTCAGGCGCCGGTACCGACATGCCGTTCAACCAGGCTACGAAGGACATGGCCAGCCATGACTTCGCGATGATCGGCTCCGGCTGGGAGTGGAACCTCGAGGAGGTCAATCAGGCTGCCCTTTACGGCATCGACCTGAACGGCACCAAGGCCATGTCGGCTTCGGACAAGGTCGAGCGCCTGCTCAACTCGGTTGCCATGGTGGGCACGACCGAGAAGAACTGGACCGGCTTCGTCAACGACCCGCAGGTCTCGCGTGTCGACGTTGCCGCGGATGGCACGGGTTCTTCGACCTTCTGGTCGGCGAAGTCCAACGACCAGATCCTCCGGGACATCAACGACCTGATCTCCAGCGTCCGGGAGAACACTTCCGAGGTCGAATGGGTCGATACGCTGCGCCTGCCGCCGGAAGCGTTTCGCCTCATCGCCACCCGCCGTCTCGGCGAGGGCGACGGTCTCCTGACGCTTCTGGAATACATCCGCCGCAACAACGTCTACACGGCGGAAACCGGTCAACAACTCGACATTCAGCCGCTGCGCGAGCTCGCGAATGCCTCCCAGGACGGCGGCGGCCGCATGGTCGTGTATCGCCGGGATTCGGAAGTTCTCCGCTTCCACCTGCCAATGCCACGCCGCGTCCTCCAGCCGCGCCAGAAGTCCATCATGGGCTTCGAGACCGGCATCATCGCCCGTACCGGCGGTACCGAATGGCGCCTGCCCGGTGCTGCCGCCTACGGCGACGAAATCACCGCTCCGTAACCAGAGGATCAGTCATGAAGGTCACCAACAACAGCAAGGCGCTGCAGGGCGTCCGCTCCAATGGGCGGGCGGTTTACATCCCACCGGGCGAGACCCGCGACGTCGATCTCGAAGGTGTCGATCTCGAAAAGGCCAAGCGCCTTCGCTTCCTCAAGATCGAGGGCGTCTCCAAGGCTGCAAGCAACCAGGACGGCGACGGTCCGAAGACGGCACTCGAAGTGCTCGAAATGGCGAAGGACCAGAACGTGCAGTTCATGTCCTTCAAGTCGGCCGCCAAGAAGCTGCTCGGCGAAAAGACGCCGTCCACCAAGGACGAGATCATCGCCGCCCTCGAAGATCTGGCAACCAAGCCCGGCGCCTAAGCGCCGGGTTCTATTCCATCGGAGATTGACATGGCTGGATACGGCACGAACGACGGCTTCACGGCGTACGCAACCGAAGCCGGCTATGTCTTTCCCGATGGCACGACCGATGCCCAGAAGACCGCCGCACGTCAGCGCGGTTCTCTGGTGATCGATCGGTATGAGCCGAAGTTCAGCGGCCGGCGCACCGGCGGGTGTGCCCAAGAGCGCGCATGGCCGCGTACCGGCGCCACCACGTACTACGGCGAGGCGATCCCTTTGAACGAGATTCCGGTCGCCATCGTCAACGCTTCCTACGAGGCGGCTTTCCTTGAGTTTACGAACCCCGGCAGCCTTTCGCCAGTGGTGACCGGCACCCAGACGGTGAAGCGCGAGAAAATCGGACAGCTTGAGGTCGAGTATTCAACCTCTTCTTCAACGGATATCGACGATGTCGTCGCGCTCGCCACGCCTGTCGTCACCACGATCTACGGGCTCCTCTGGCCGTTCCTGACGCGAGTCTGGCCGGGTGCATTGGTGGTGTAGCTATGCCGGTCAGAATACGCCCAGAGAGATGAGCAACGAAACTGCACCGACGATTAGAACGACCATCTGAGCCATCTGCTTCATCGTAGAGTCGATCGGAAGCTTCTGCACGAGATAGAGCACCACGACGACGAAAAGAATTGTGACGAGGATGCTGATTGCGGCGGACATGTCCCCCGATCCTTGACAAAAGAGCCTTGCGGCATGAAGGCGTAAATATGGCTGAGCTCTCGAAAAGAAAGGGCGGAGGATGGCGAACCCGATCTATGCACGCCTGCAAGCGACGGCGCAGCGCCTCATCGGCAAGTATGGGCAAGCCGGTACAGTGAAGCGCGTGACGCCACCGGATCCTGTCTACGGCGGCGAGCCGGTTGTGACGTCCTACCCGGCCACGCTGGTCCCGATGGCCTACGAGGCCCGCTACGTCGACGGCACGGTCATCCAGACCGGCGACATGCAGATTTACATCTCCGCGGTCGGTCTGCCGACCGAGCCGACTGTCGGCGACGTCGTCACCGCCAACAGCTCGGATTACGCCATCGTTGCTGGCGACCCCAACAAATATGACGGCATCACGCCGGTGGTTTTCATCGTGCATGGGAGACTGGCACAGTGAGTATGCGTTTTGCCAGCGCCTGGTCCTTCTCGAAGGACCACCCCGC